CGAGCTAGGAGTGCAAGCTGTTTTGAATCCATCTGCTGACCTGCGTACTGGATCAAATGATTTAGTGCTAACTGCTGACCTAATCGATCAGAAATGTCTGCGCTCTGCTCTTCGATTTTAATTTGGTATGAAAGCGGCACTGTGGCTCTGAACTCAGACAAGTTAATCGCTTCAGATTTACCCACTGCTTGAATGAAAGCGTCGTCTGGTAAGTAGTGTTTTGCAAGTTCAAGTGTGACTTTACAAAACTCTTTCATGAAGTTCTCAACTTTTTCGATATATCGATTAAATTTTGCTTTTTGAGCGGCACTTCTGAATAAAAGAGTGTAGGGATCAATTTGCCCTGACTCTTTTTCCATGTTTATTTCCTCAAGCATACAAGCTGAGTACATTTCTTGGATTTGTGACTCGATATAAGGAAGAAACTGTCCACCGTCCCTACCAGCTAAGATTTGTGGCGGGGCCCCTTGGAAAGTTAGACCTCGAACTCCAGGGAGCAGGGCACCTGGGGCGAGTTTCGTACCAGCTTGGTAGATGATTTTGTCATCTCCTACGGTAATTTGATGAGTGGCAGCTTGTGAGCTTGCGCGATTGATCTCGGCTTGGTAGGGACGGGCGACCTTAATGATGGAATATCCGCGTGGATTTGTCGAGTACGTATCAAACCCCTCCCAAATGATCGGATAAATGCCGAAAGGAATCTCGGACTCTTCTAAAATACCTCGCTCAGTGGCGATATAGTAATACCCTTGTGGGTACTGTTTACATGGACGAAAAAAATGGTACCGAAGTAAAATTTGTGAATCTTCTGTTCGATATTGCTTTTTGTTGGTGTCAAAAACGATAAATTCACCTGTGTCTCCATCTCCGATGATTTTTGCTTTGTCGGAATCTTCTCCGTAGGCCGCAAGAAGCTCTTTTTTATCCACCATTTCACGAATGATGTGGTACGGGGATTTTTTCATCGATTTTGCTTGCTGTGCTCTGAGTAAATTGAAGCCTGGAATGTTTTTAAATTCAAAAGCACCTGTTAAAACTGGTTTTTCTTTATCTGGAACTGGCTCCATCGTCATCTGGTCAACTACAGGCTGCCCTGTCGCCTCATCAACTAGAGGCTCATAGCCTTTTACTTCACCTTGATTTGGGTCCCAGAATATAAACGCACACATCTCACCAATTTCTATGAAGTTTTGAATGTACTCGTTGAATTTTTCTTTTAAATTGTATCTTGTTCTAAAATCTGACCACACCGCGAGGTTTAAATCCGCCGCCTTTTTGTCTTGCATGTCGAGTTCATTCTGGGCGACGGGGATTACCCCTGGCACCTTAGAAGAAATCGCCTGAATGTAGTGGCGAGTGATTTTATGAAGATGATTTTTTGTAAGACGCAATTTTTGATTTTCATTTAATCTTTGCGTGTTTCTAATACGAGTAAAAAAGCTTGTGGTTTTTTTCGAGTAATGATTTCCCGACACAAGAAGCAGGTTACTGCGCATTTCCGAAAAAATTTCGTCGTCACAACTCTCAGAGTCTTTGTATTGTTGATTTAACTCTTCAATTTTGTGTTTTTTCATTCATTGTCCTCGCTCTTTCGATGTGTCTGTCCATTTGCAGTCTCTCAAAAGCGAGCGGGTCATCTATTAGGAGCTGGGCTTCTTCGGCCTCAAGCATTGCGTCTTCATCCATTAGTCTGGCCTGATCTTTCGCTTCGGAGAAATTGGACACTACGTTTTCAGGTATCTCTGCCTGTGTGTAGTCCGAAGCTTGGCCTAGCTGGTCGGCATCCTCATTTCGGCGAGGATGGAACTTAAAGCTCATACCCTCGAATACAAATTCTTGTACCCCAGAAATATGGCATTGTTTTATTATTCGGCAAATATCGTTTGCGCTCAAGGACATTTTATGCCCCATACTCATTGTTCCAGTGCTCGAACTCGTCTTCAAGCTCGTTCCATCCCTCTTGTGTGTCTGATCTTCCACCGACATCCTCCCCTCGTCTCATGCGAATTTGTTGCGCCTGAAACTCCTCTTCAGTCATTGGTCTAGGCTGTTTTTCTTCTTTAGTTTCTTCGTCGAGTTTTGCTTGAACGGCGGACAGGTCCCAGGGGACCAGTTTGCAGGCATAACGTAGCGCATCAGCAAGGTCGTCTTCTTTCTTTGCGTCGCCACTTTGGTTGGAAATCATCATGTGCATCAGCTCGCCTGCGAGCTTCAGGTTCTCTGGGTCGTCTTCAAAAACTTCGAGCATTCCGTGCTTGAATAAAGTGTTGACGAGATCTTCGCCGGACTCTCTTGACTTATCCGCCTTGATGAAGCTGACTGCGTTTCTCTCTGCGATCGTTCCAAAGTCTACAGCGGACCAATCGTAGCAGGCTTGAGTGATTTGAAGATCTTTTGCAAGCTCCACGTATTTATTGAACACATCCCCCGCAGTGGTTTTGATGTCATCCCCCCGCCACGAACGAAAGACCACACCTTTTTTGTAATCTTGTCTTACTGCTATGAAGACAATGGCTGCTGGGTGATTTTTCTTTTTCTTACCACTCTCGACGTTTAAATCTTTTCCCGAGCCGTAGTCCACACCCGCGTAGATAAACCAACCGTTTATTTTATAGGTTTTCGGCACCACATGTTTGTCAAAATCAAACGTGTAATATGTCCTTCCCTCTTCAGTAATAAATCTACCCCAGATCCTCCGCTGCCTCTCAGTGTCGTTCTTACACTTAGCCTCCGCCTCTCTGATTTTTTCTATTGTCATAATCCGAGAAGGCGAGCCGTCTTCGTATTTCAAGCAGTCGTACATGGAAATCATTTTCTTAAGCGCCCGAGGTAGAACTTTGTTTGTCTCCATCGCCTGCTTCCAGTAGAGTTGATTCAAAGTCGGAGTAAACCCCGAAGTGTATATCCCCCCCGTCGCAGTCAAACGAAACATCAGCTCGTCATAAAATTCTAACGGCATTTCTTCATCACAGGTTACTTCGTGAATGGAACCCGCTTGCACGTTTTTTACTGATTTTGTGTACATTTGAAAATAAATCGTGGGACCAGCGTTGAAGTGAATCGAGTCGGGACGATTATTTTTTCTATTTATCTTCCAGCCGTACTGAGCATCGCGCTCCATCCGGTTTCTAGGTAACCACTCTGGTACCCACTTTGTCTCAACTTCTTTTTCTACCGTGAGCCCGTCTGGATAAAAATACCAAAACTGTCTGGGCTTTGCCCCTGGCCCCCACATCATTTCCCAACGAGCTGGATCGGTGCAGTTTGCAATGTTTCTACGAATCAAACACGACGATTTTCCGATTTGGTTGGCAGCTGAGATTAAATTCACTCGGTTTGTAGAGTTATGAATCTCCCGCTGCCACGAGTACATCGGCACATAGAGATGTGGGAGAACATCTTCTAGCTCTTTTTGCTTTTTTAAAAACTCAAGCTCCTTACGTCTTAGCTGTAGAAGCTGAGATTTCGATAACGTCTCCATGTTCTTCGTGACTTCCTAAAAGTTCCGAAGCTTCGGTGCTCGGAGTTTTTAATTGTAGAATTTGTTTTTCAATATCTTTTAATTCTTTTTCTAAATCTTGATGCGTTTTCGGAGGCTCGTACGTCGCATTTACATTTAAACTTTTCGACGTTTGATCGATTTGAATTTTTTGAGTCACCGCCCCCCGCACCCGATTATCCGCAAGAGCTGCAATCTTCACAATCTCACCAATTAGTTTTGTGTTGATCGTTCCATTTTGCGTTTTCAAAGGAAGCGACAACACTTCTCGCATTCTTTCCATCGCCATATCGAGCAGAGATCGCATTTTTAACATGTACCCTGCGGGGGGTTTTGTTAAATAAGCTAGGAAAAGTGGATTATCGATTTGCGTGTAGAAATATTCTTTTGAACAAGCGTTTGCGAAAATGGCGGCGGGCCTCATTCGGTTTTCGTTGTTGTCGATCGTGAGAAAATATTCATCCCAGAATGAAAGTCTTAACTGCTCTTGAATCCAGCTTGGTTTTAGTCGGTGTCTTATTTCTTTTTCACTCATTCCCAAAAGTTCTGGAGGAAGCTCGCGCATTCTTGCTCGCATTTTTTCAGAAACAAGATTGATAAGTGACTTCGGATTGTCCTGCTCCCAGAAAACAATTTCAACAAATTGCCCCTCTTGTTCCTTGGTTCTAGGAATCGGGCGCAGCTCTATCGGTGAATTTCCTATTCTCGGTGCCTGGGGTTCTCGGTTGCTCATTCGCTCATGATTTTTGGGATTTAGACGCAAGTCAACAGGTCTGACGTATATTTGATTTGGTGATTGGTTTAAGTCGAGCTGGAGTCTGGTTGCGGGGCGCTGGGATAAGGCTAAATTTAACCCCAGCCTCTCCCCCCTACCCCCTGGGTGCCTGATTCTGGTACACCGTCGCCGTTCGCCATCTGCCAGAATCATGAGTCATTCTGCATAGTTGCGGCGCTTTTCGCTGCTATTTATCGGTGTTGGTATAGGATTATGGA